ACTGACGAAAGAGGTTTGAGAGTTGCAGCAAGAGGAGTAAAAATGATTATTCCTTCTGAGCTTCAGTTTACTGCTGAAAGACTTATGAAGTCTCAAGGTAGAACTGGAACAGCTGATAATGATATCAACGCAATCGCGTCTATGGGTATGATTCCTCAAGGATACAGAGTGAACAATTACCTAACTGACACTGATGCGTTTTACATCATTACAGACATTCCTAATGGAATGAAAATGTTCAACAGAGCTCCATTGACAACTGCAATGGAAGGTGATTTTGATACTGGAAACGTTAGATACAAAGCTAGAGAAAGATACTCATTTGGAGTATCAGACCCTAGAGGTATCTTCGGCGTTGAAGGTGTGTAATCAATAAAATTTATGAGGCGGCCTTAAAACCGCCTCATTTACAAAATAAACGGTGAGATTCATGAAAAATTTTTTAGTAAATATTTGGGCGTATAATCATTATACAAAATTTAAAGTATTATCTGAAGATAATGCAGAATCATTAGAAAATGCAATCCTTGACAAACTTGGAGAAAAGAGTATAAAGTGGGAAGATCTTGGAATATCTTATGATGACAAGATTAATAGAATAACCTATGAGGAGGTTATAGATGATACAAGACCTATACAAACAAAAAAGGTCCTTGGAGTTGAAGTGGGAACAAGAGCATCTGTCTAATGGTAGATACACTCTTGATATGGTCAGAATTGATGACAAAATTAAAGGTGTCATCACAAAGATCAAGCTAGAAGAAGCAGCTATTGCCCACAAGCAAAACACTATTGAAGGTGCGGCTCCACAAGTTTCAGTAGCTACTTAATAAAAAGCTACATCGTTGAATAAATTCAATTCACATCGTAGGCTCTCTTGCACTCTACTAAAATGTAGTATATAGTTTCATCACTATACAATTAATTAGAACATAGACCCGTATAGTGGACGGCCTAGAGACTATGTTCATAAAACTAGGAGGATATAATTATGGCTTCAACAACGTTTAACGGACCAGTCCGTTCGGAAAAAGGTTTCCAAGTTGCAACTAAAAATGCAACTACGGGAGCAGTGACAACTAGAATGAGTTCAGGTATGCCTGACTTAACTGGTTTATCAATCGCAGATGTAGCAACAGCTACTAGTATTACTTTAGCAGATAATACTATTTCTGTAATAGACTACACAGGTGCAGCGGCTGCAACTTGTACTTTACCTGCAGCAGCGCAAGGTTCAGTAGTAGTTTATTGTCAAGCAAAAGATACTACAGGTGGAACAGCTACATTAGTTTTTGATGCAGCAGGTTCTGATGTTTGGGCAACTGGTTCAGTAATTGAATCAAGAGGTTCATCCGAAGTGACTTTTGATACTTCAGCAGCAGGTGAAACTAAATTAACTTTCACACCAGCTAACGCAGCAACAAACTTGCTAACTACTGGTGGAAAAATTGCTTTCATTTGTTATGAAAAAGGCACATGGCATATTGCAACACAACTAGCAGCAGAGACTACACAGACTACTGGTGCATTTGTATTTGCAGCATAATAAATAATTAATGTGGGGCTTCGGCCCCACATATTAATTTTAAGGAGAAAAAATATGGCAACATCAGATCAACAGTTTTCTACAAGAACTTCTGACGGAAGATTTGGTAGAGCGACAGATGCTACAGGTTCATTTATTGGACCAGCTAGAATAACTTATATTCAAGTTGAAGGCGTAGCTAACAGTAATATCAAACTTTATGATGGAACAAGTGATTCTGGAGCTTTAGTATTTGAAGGTAATTGTGGAACTGAAGGGTTAGACATTTATGTACCAGGAAGTGGTATTAGATGTAGAACTGGAGTATATCTAGATTTAACTAACACTACTTCAGTCACTATTGGCTATACTGGCTAGGAGTTTAAATGGCTAACACTACTTCAGGAACTACAACGTTCGACAAAACTTTTTCTATTGAAGAAATAATAGAAGATGCTTTCGAACGTATTGGACTAAATTCTGTAGCAGGTTATCAATTAAAATCTGCTAGAAGATCTCTTAATATTTTATTTCAAGAATGGGGTAATAGAGGTATTCACTATTGGGAAATAGGTTCAACAAATTTAGATCTTATAGAAGGTCAGGCAGATTATGATTTTTTTAGATCAAGTGGTGATGGAACTTCAGCAACAACTACAGATCCAGCTAGCGTGTTTGGAGTATCCGATGTCCTTGAAGCACAATTAAGATCTAATAGAACTCAAACTACACAATCAGATAGTCCTATGACAAAAGTAGATAGATCTACTTATGCAGGTTTTTCTAATAAACTTTCAAAAGGAACACCTAATCAATATTGGGTAGAAAGATTTATTGATAAAGTGACAATACATATTTATCCAACACCAGATTCAACAAATGCATCTAAAGATATGCATTTCTTTTTTGTAAAAAGAATTCAAGATATTGGAGATTACACAAATGCAACAGATGTGCCATTTAGATTTGTACCTTGTATGGTATCAGGACTTGCATATTATCTATCACAAAAATATCAACCACAACTGGTTCAAGTTATGAAACTTGCTTATGAAGATGAATTAGCAAGAGCACTTGCAGAGGATGGTTCAGCTTCAAGTACACACATAACACCAAAAGCTTATTACCCAGGAACATAATGGCAAAGTACGCAACAGGTAAATACGCAAGAGCAATATCAGACAGATCCGGTATGGAGTTCCCATACAAAGAGATGGTAAGAGAATGGAATGGTGCGTTTGTACATGTGTCTGAATTTGAACCAAAGCAACCACAATTAGAACCAAAACCTATGAATGGTGATTCTATATCTTTGCGTCATGTTAGACCTGATAGAACAGAACCAGCCACAACTGTTAGAATACCTAACAATGGTTTTGAAACATATGCTGCAGGATCTGGAGTTATAAATGTTTTTTCGCCTGGACATGGTTTAACAGATAACACAACATATAGATTTAGAGGACCACCAACTACTTCTGCAGGAAGTGGTTTTGTGTATGCTAATCCACAGAGTTTTGATGGAATTACAGGAGCTAATATTGCAAAAGCAGCTGGATATACAATAAGAACAGGTAGATATAAAAGTGATGCTAGAGATGCGTCTAGTGATTACATAACTAGTAATTTTTTCTTTTTTACAGTTGACACAAATACTGCTACAAGTGGTAATATAAAAGGAGGAGGATACGGTTGTTCTGTTGGACCCGTGACTATAGAAGCATGATTAAACATTTTTTAAATTGGATAAAAGGTTTATTTACACCTAAACTAAAATTAAAAGAAGAGATTACAAAAGGTTTTTGTGATGAACACAATAAATACAAACATCGTTGTCCTAAATGTAGAGAATTAGCAGGAGTAGTATAATGGCTGGATTAAGTGCATCAGGATTAAAAACACAAATTAGAAGTTATACTGAAACAGATTCAAATGTGTTATCAGATTCTGTTTTAGAAAATATAATTTTAAATGCACAATATAGAATTTTTAGAGATGTACCAATTGATGCTGATAGAAAACAACAAACTGGAGATCTCGTTGTAGGTCAAGAAACAATTAATGCTCCAGCAGGAGCAGTTTTTGTTAGGGGTATACAGGTTTATGATTCAACATCAGCTACAACTGGTGCCAATGTTTGGTTAGAAAAGAAAGATGTCACGTATCTTCAAGAATATATCTCATCAACAGAGTCAGCGAAAAGAGGACAACCAAAATATTATGCTATGTTTGGAGGAGCCACAGGAGAATCTGACACCACATCTGGAAGAATGATGTTTGCTCCAGTTCCTGATGCAACTTATAAATTTAGAGTGCATTACAATGCAGCTCCTGCTTTATTAGAAAATAACGATACTAATTACATTAGTCTTAATTTTCCAAATGGTCTACTATATTGCTGTTTATCAGAGGCATATGGATTTTTAAAAGGCCCGATAGACATGTTGACACTATACGAAAATAAGTATAAACAAGAGGTACAGAAGTTTGCTAACGAGCAAGTTGGTAGAAGACGAAGAGACGACTACACAGACGGAGCAGTTAGAATACCAGTGAACTCGGCAAACCCATAGGAGATAAATTATGGCAATATCATCGGCGATTTGTACAAGTTTTAAACAAGAAATTTTGGTGGGTACACACAATTTTACTGCATCTAGTGGTAATACTTTTAAAATAGCTTTATACACAAGTGATGCATCTTTAGGTGCAGGCACAACTGCTTACTCGACTTCAAATGAAATTTCAAATACATCTGGATCTGCATATACTGCAGGTGGTGCAACTCTTACAAGTTCTACACCAACAACTTCTGGAACAACTGCTATTTGTGACTTTGCAGATGTAAGTTATACTTCTGCTTCTTTTACAGCAAATGGTGCATTAATTTATAACGACACACAATCTGACAAAGCTGTTGCTGTTATTGCTTTCGGTGGTGACAAAACAGTTTCTTCTGGAACTTTTACAATTCAATTTCCAACAGCAGACGCAAGCAACGCTATAATCCGTATAGCATAGGAGGGTCACCGTGCCCGACATAACTTCAGGATGGGGCAGACTCACTTGGGATCAGTCTCAATGGGGAGGTTCTACACTTTTAACAACAGGATGGGGTGCTGAAGACTGGAACAATGGTTCTTGGGGTCAAATTAATGATGAAATAGTTTTTCCAACAGGAGTTTCTGCAACTGTATCTGTGGGTGATGCAGTAGCATATTCAGCTCAAGGTTGGGGTAGAGATAGTTGGAGCAGTGAGCCGTGGGGCGAAAGTTTTGACCCAGTTATTTCAGTGACAGGTTTTGGTCTTACAGCTTCACTCGGTACAACTACAGAATCTAATCAAACAGGTTGGGGAAGATTATCTTGGAATCAAGCAGATTGGGGAGAAGGAGCAGATGAAACTGTATCTTTAACTGGTTTAGAAGCAACTGCTTCACCAGGATCTATTAATATAGAAGTTGTTTATTTATTAGAGATGATTGGTGCTAATCACTCCATGACAACCAGTGTTGGTAGTCCACAAATTGATGGTGAAATAGGTGTACCATTAACAGGTGTATCTTCAACTTTTGCTACACCGACAATGTCTTATGTTGGGACTTTGGTTGGTTGGGGTAGAGAGGGTTGGAGTGAATTAAGTTGGGGTGAATCTCCTAATCAAGTTATTCCTTTAGTAGGTCAAGAAATAACATCTACTGTAAATGCACCTACTTTAGAATTTGCATATGAATTATCTGGTCAAGAAGCTACAACAAGTGTTGGAAGTTTAAGTTTTGTAATTAGTCCAACAATTAGTCTTGATGGACAATCAGCAACTACAAATGTAGGAGATTTAGGTTTAGCTTTTGGAGTAAGTACAGAACCGATAACAGGTATAGCGGCAACATCTGGTTTAGGTACTTTAGGATTAGAATTTGGACCAAGTGAAATTACAGGTGTATCTGCAACAGTATCTGTTGGAGAACTTACAACAGGATCTATTGAATTAATAAATATAACGGGTGTATCTGCAACATCTTCTGTAGGGTCTATTTTACCAGCAGATGTAGTAGGTTTAACAGGTGTTTCTGCAACATCGGCTGTAGGGTCCATTACACCAGTAGATGTAGTACAGGGTTTAACAACAGTAGAAATTACATCAAGTACAGGAATATTAGGAATACAAGCTTACAGAAATATTGACACTGGTTCAAATACATCGTATACAGGTGTTTCAACAGGATCAAATGATACGTATTCTGATGTTGCAACTGGAAGCAATACTTCTTATAGTAATGTTTCAACAGGATCAAATGATACGTATTCTGATGTTGCAACTGGATCAAATACAAGTTATACTGACGCTGCATAGGAGATAAAATATGGCATCAACATACACCCCATTAGGGATAGAACTTCAGGCAACTGGTGAAAATGCTGGTACATGGGGTACAAAAACAAATACTAACTTACAAATTATAGAACAAATTTCAGGTGGTTATTCTGCACAATCAATAGCAGGTGGTGCACAAACTACAGCTTTATCTGTTTCTGATGGATCAACAGGAGCTGTGATGTCTCACAGGATGATTGAATTCACTGGAAGTATCACAGGAAATCAAATAGTCACTATTCCTTTAGATGCACAAAATTTTTATTTTTTAAGAAATTCAACATCAGGTGCTTACACAGTTCAATTTAAATACGCTTCTGGATCAGGAGATACTTTTACTTTTGGAACAACTGACAAGGGTGATCAACTGGTATTTGCTACAGGAAACGATGGAACTAACCCAGATATCTATACTCTAGGATTTGGTGCTGGTGATGTGACACTTACAGGAACTGAAACTTTAACAAATAAAACTTTAACTTCACCTAAAATTGGAACTTCTATTTTAGACACAAACGGAAATCAGCTTGCTTTACTTACAGCTACAGGATCTGCAGTAAATGAATTTACAATAGCAAACGCTGCTACAGGAGGTGATCCAACATTATCAGCAACTGGTGATGATTCAAATATTGACATAGCTATTAAACCAAAAGGAACTGGAGAAACTGTCGTTGGAACAGGAGCAGCAAATGCAACTATAACTTCAAGTGGAGCACACGATTTAATATTAGACACAAATTCAGGAACAAACTCAGGAACAATTACAATTACAGATGCAGCTAATGGAGATATTACAATTGCTCCTAACGGAACTGGAGTTGCTAAAGCAGTAGATGCTGGAGACAACACAGGTGCTATTAAAATCGCAGGTAAAGAAACTATCTGGGTTCCAGCAGTTGCTATGTATCCAAACACTACAAGTGGATGTGCAGATCTTGCACAAACAGAATTATCAAATGGTCCTGAACTTAAAACTTTAGATTTTGATAAATCTTCAGATGAGTTTGCACAATTCGCTGTTGCTTTTCCAAAATCATGGAACGAAGGCACGATAACTTTTCAAGCATTTTTTACAGCAAACTCAACAAATACTGGAACTACATCATGGGCTTTACAAGGAGTAGCGCTAGCAGACAACGGAGATTTAAATACTGCGTTCGGTACTGCGGTTGCACCTACAGCAAAAGCAATGAGTGGAACAGCAAACGATTTAGCGGTGACAGCAGAAAGCGGAGCCGTGACAATAGCAGGATCACCTAGTGCGGATGAATACGTTTTTTTCCAAATATCTAGAGATGTTTCGGCAGATGATCTAGATGCTGATGCAAAACTTTTAGGTATAAAAATATTCTTTACTACTGACGCTGCTAACGACGCATAATAGGAACGGAATATGAAAAAAATAGACTCTAAACTTACAATCGGTAAGAACACAAAAACCATACAAAATAGAAAAGGTAAAAGTTTTGGTTATCAGGTTCTTGGTTTTGGATCTGGTGGAGCTGCAATTAAATTTGTAGAAGCATCAGGAGGAACAGTCACAACTAACGGAAATTTTAAAGTGCATACTTTTACAGGTGATGGTACTTTTACAGTAAGTGATCCAGGAAACGCTGGAGGATCAAATACAGTGCAATATTTAGTAGTAGCCGGTGGTGGTGGAGCTGGTGATTATCAAGGCGGAGGCGGTGGTGCAGGCGGTCTTAGAACTAATTTTCCATCTCCCGCTACAGGAGGAACTGCTGTCACTGCACAAGATTACCCAATTTCAATTGGTAGTGGCGGTAGTGGTGGAAGTTTTCCAAGTTCAAGAGGTTCAAATGGAGCAACATCATCAGGTTTAAGTATCAGCAGTAGTGGTGGCGGTGGTGGCGGAGGTTATAATAGTTCACTAAAAACTGGTAATCCTGGAGGATCTGGTGGTGGTGGCGGTTATAAAGAGCCTGGCACAAGTTCTGGATCTGGTAATGCTGGTGGATATTCACCTCCCGAAGGTAATAATGGTGGAGCAAGTGGTGGTGGCTCTGGTGGTAATCCTTCTAGAACTGCTGGTGGCGGTGGAGGTGCTGCTGCTGTTGGATCTTCAAATCCAGGAACAGGAGGTGCAGGAAGTCAGGTTAACATAGATGGTAATAATTATTATTGGGCCGGTGGTGGCGGAGGTTCTGCTACTTTTCCAGGTGGACCATCCACTTCAGGAGCAAATGGAGGCATCGGTGGTGGTGGCGGTGGTGGTGCAAGAAACAATGGTGCTTCGCCTTCATCAGGTGGTGGATCAGCCATAAATTCAGGTAGTGGTGGTAATGGTAGCCCAAGTGGTGGTGCTGGGGGCAGTGGTGGTCAAAACACAGGCGGTGGTGGAGGTGGTTCTTCACAACAAATAAATTCTGCTGGTAGTGGAGGAACTGGTATAGTAGTTATAACTTATAAATTTCAATAATATGGCATATTTTGCAAAAATAGATTCTGACAATAAAGTATTATCAATTCACAGAGTTAATGATGAAGATGTACAAAATTCAGGTGGAGTAGAACAAGAATCGATTGGTCAACAATATTTAGAAACACATTCTAATTGGCCTGCTAATCAATGGATTCAAACTTCTTATAATACTACAGAAAATTCTCATAAATTAGGTGGAACACCTTTTAGAGGAAACTACGCAGTGATAGGTGGATCATGGGATTCTGTTAATCAAATATTTTGGAAAGAAAAACCTTATGACTCTTGGGTAAAAAATACATCTGAAGCAAGATGGCAATCTCCAATAGGAGATGCGCCTGCTTTAACATCAGAACAACAATCACAAAATAATGCGGGCACTCATTTATGGGTTTACTTTTGGAATGAGTCAAATCAAACTTGGGATTTAACAAACACTATATCATAATATTTGACACAAGAATAACAAAGATATATACTGTCTA